ATTGGAACTTTTGGTGGAGTTTATGATGGTTCTGGAAATAAGTTTAGTTTAGTTTTTTATCCAGATAGTTCAATAACTGGCAATATTAATGTTCTTGCTTACAGTGAATGTTTATATACAACTAATGATCTTGTAAATATTGCACCAAATCTTCAATATGGTTCAGAAAGTGAATCAATTAAAGTTTCTAGTTATTTTGGCGTAAATAGTTCAAATCTTAGTAAATTAGATTTCGATCTAAACTATCAAGGAACTCCAATATTCCAAAAATCATTTAATCCCACTGATCCTACAGTATTAAATCCAGTAACTGGAATATTTACAATTCCAAATCATTTTTTTGTTACTGGAGAAAAATTAAATTATGTGCCATCATCAACATTCATTGGTGTTGGATACACTGGAGTTGGTATTGGTGCTACTAGAAATTCTTCTGGAGTTGTAACAAGTATTCTGCCACCAGATGTATATCCAATTAAATTAACAAATAATACATTTAGATTATCAACAAGACCAGATTATGCATCTGCTGGAATATATGTAACCTTTACTTCATATGGATTGGGAAATTATCATCTTTTACAGATGAATAAAAGAAATGAAAGAGCCGTTATTGCCATTGATGATATAATCCAATCACCAATAGCATATACACCATTAGGATATAATTTGAATAATAATGGTGGTTCAATAAGTATATCTTCTACAATATTCGCTCTAAGTGGAATATCTTCAATTAAAGCAAGTGACTTACTTTATATTGATAATGAATATATGAAGGTTATTAATGTTGGATTGGGAACAACTAATATTGGTCCAATTAGTGGTCTTGGAACTATACCATTAGTAAATGTTTATAGGGGGGCAGTTGGATCTTCTGCAACTTCACATCTAGATTCTGCTGCAGTACGAGTTTATAAAGGTTCATATAATATAAGTGGATCTCAAATTCATTTCGTAGATCCTCCTCATGGAAATTTAATATCTGCTGTTGATTCTGGCAATTTGCCATATCTTAAATCTACGTTTAATGGAAGAGTATTCTTAAGAAGTGATTATACTAACAATACTCTCTATGATGATATATCAAATCAATTTACTGGTATTGGGCAGACATATACTTTAACCACTCAAGGAATTAATACTATTGGATTGGGAACCATTGGTAATGGAATCGTTCTCATTAATGGAATATTCCAAACCCCAACTACATTAAATAATTCTTTAAATGATTATTCAATAAGTCAAAATATTTCCATCGGTATTACCGCTGGTTCAGATTTAAATGCCCTTTATACTGTATTTGGAGAAGGTCAAATAGATTCTTTCCCTGCATATACTAATCCTTTACTTTATCCTTCTACAACAACAAGTTCAAATACTAATAATACCACAAGCATTGTATTTTCGGGCATAAGTTCAACTAATGGATCTTTAATACAATCTCAATATGATATAAATCAAAATGCTCTTCCTAGAGGGGGAATAATAGTTTCTCTAGCATCAACTGGAGGACTTGGATATGCTCCATTAGTTGGTGCTGCAGTAACTGTTATATTAAATGGATCTGGATCTATAGTTGGTTTCGGAACTACTGGAAGTTATGGTTCTGGTTATTATGGTGGTAATATTTCTATTGGAATTACCGACTCAGTAGGAACAGGAGCTACAATCAATGCTTCTGTGGGTGTTGGGGGAACATTAATATTTACAATTGTAAATCCAGGATCTGGATATGTAAATCCAACATTAAATATACCATCACCAAGTTATACTAATTTGCCGGTAATTGGAGTTTCTAGATTAAGTGTTGGAAATACTACAGCAACCGGAACTGGTTTACTTTTAGATGTTGGAGTTTCTGCAAGTTCTACAACTGGAATTGGATCAACCTTATTTGAAGTAAGTTCATTTAGCATTAAAAGAACTGGATATGGATTCCAAAAAGGTGACGTATTTACTCCTGTTGGCTTAGTTACCGCTAAAGGTCTTTCTTCACCAATATCACAATTCCAATTATCTGTACTTGATACATTTACAGATTCATTTTCAGCCTGGGAATTTGGAGATTTAGATTATATTGATTCTGTTGCTATTTTCCAAGATGGATTAAGAACTAGATTTCCACTATATTATAATGGCAATCTATTGAGTTTCCAAATCGACCAATCTAGTGCAGATTCCTCATTATTAGATTTAAATGCTATTCTTTTGATATTTATTGATGGCGTTATTCAAGATCCAGGAGTAGCTTATCAATTTTCTGGTGGATCTTCTTTTACATTTTCAAATCCACCAACACCCGAGAATAAAATTTCTATATTTTTCTATAGAGGAACTAGGGGAATTGATAGTAATCAAGTTACTGTATATGAAACAATAAAATCTGGAGATAATGTGCAAGTATTCAATATTTCTGGAGTTACAACTACTCAAAATTTAAGAACAGTAATTGATATACCATCCTCTGATAAAATTCAAACAAATTTATATAATAATGTTGGAATTGATCCATATAATTATAAGCCAATTAGTTGGACAAAACAAAAAGTTGATACTCAAATAAATGGTCAAATTTTCTCTAAAGTAAGAGGATCTATTGAATCCTTAATTTACCCAACTGCAAAAATTATTAAAAATTTCACAACAACTGATACACAATTATTTGTAGATAATACAAAATTATTTACATACGAACAAAATCTAACTGGAATAACTATTAATTCTTTTGACGGATTAATTGTTGCAGGAACTCCTAATCCAGTATCTGCTGCAATTACAGCCACTGTCAGTGCTGCAGGAACAATAAGTTCTTTAACTATTGTAAATCCCGGATCTGGATATGTTGGAAGTTCAGTTACAGTTAAAATTGCAAAACCATTTGGAATTGGAATTGGTATAGGAACCACAGCAACTGCAACTGCAACAATTGGTTCTGGTGGAACTATTACGTCACTTTCAATTACAAATCCAGGATTTGGCTATTCATCATCAAATCCACCACAAGTAATTTTATCTTCACCATCACCATCATCAGAATATATTTCAAAAATTTCTATAATTCAAGGATTTTCTGGAATTATAACCGGAATATCAACTACTACAGGAACTTTAGGAAATCCTCTTGCGATTAATTTTTATTTAAATACTTCATCAATATCATATCCAGGATTATCTACTGGTTACCCAATTTTTATATACAATACAAGTGTTGGTGGCGGAGTAACTTCTATTGATACCAATAATAATTCAATTGTTGGAATTGGAACTTCTCATTTGGATAATATTTACACTATTCACAATCTTTATATCAATCCTTCAGATGGTACAAAGGCAACAATTACTTGTAATATTAATTCTAATACTTCAGTTGTGGGTATAGCAACTACTGGAAATTATGTGGGAAGTTTTTCTTGGGGGCGTTTATCCGGATTTAGTAGATCATTATCACCAATTTCAATTGCAGCCACTGGATTAACCGTAGATGTTGGTTTAACAACATTTGCATCTATTCAAAGGAGAAATTATGGAATAAGAGATTCTGGTGGATTGAAGGATAAACCTTATATTTAATATAAATATAGAAAAAACAATATTAACATGGCAGCCGTTGTAACTGATCAATTTAGATTATCAAATGCTGATAACTTTATAAGTTCAGTAGAAAATCCCGCAAATTCTTATTATGTCTTTACTGGTTTAACAAATCCTTCGGCAGTAGGATTTGGAAGAACCTCAAATTGGAATATTAATACCCCAAATCCGATTGATAATATTGATTACATGAATCATTATCATGATGATATTTTATTTGGGCAAAATATTAATTCATCTAATGTAAGAAGATTAATAAAAAAAGTTAATTGGGCTACAGGCACTAGATATGAAATGTATCGTCATGATTATAGTGTTTTCAATCCATCACCAATAACAAATTCTTATCGATTATATGATGCAAATTATTATGTAATAAGTTCTAACTATAATGTCTATATTTGCATAGATAATGGATCTAGTGGAATAAACACTACCGGAAATGCATCACAGGATGAACCTACATTTACCGATTTAGAACCATCTCCAGCAGGATCTAGCGGCGATGGGTACTTATGGAAATATCTATTTACCGTTTCTCCAAGTGATATTATAAAATTTGATTCTATTCAATATGTTACAGTTCCTGACAATTGGAGTTCTTCTACAGATGCTCAAATCACAGCAGTTAGAAACAATGGAAATTCTACATTAAATAATAATCAAATTAAAAAAGTTTATATTCAAAATGGTGGAAGTGGATATGGTGGGGGATTGGGTCAAGCGTTTAATATTTTGGGCGATGGTAGTGGTGGGGTAGTATCAGTAGATGTGGTTAATGGTACTATCACAAATGCCACTATAATTTCTGGTGGATCTGGTTATACATATGGAATGGTTGATTTAGGTTCAATTAATGTTGGGGCTACTAGAAATGCTAAACTAATTCCAATCATTCCACCTTCTTTGGGGCATGGTTATGATTTATATAAAGAATTAGGCACTGATAAAGTGTTAGTTTATGCAAGATTTGATGATTCAACAAAAAATTATCCAATAGATACAAGTTATTCTCAGGTTGGTATAATTAAAAATCCACAAACATTTGGATCGACTGGTGTTGGTAATACATTTACTAATAATCAATTTTCTTCATTGTATGCGATTAAATTTTCATCTTATAGTGGTACTGCAAATGTTGGAGATATAATATCACAATCAGTTACTGGAGGAGTCGCTGTTGGATATATAGCTTCATTTGACAGTCAAACAAATATTTTGAAATATTTTAGAGATAGATCTTTATATTATAATCCAGTATCTATTGATCAAACTGACTATATTGGAATTTCTAGTACCGGAAAAGTTTTAAATTTCCAATCATCATCAAATACAATAACTTCAAATGGTGGATTTTCTGGATCAATAGATACTGGATTTAGTGGAATTACTACAAACCCAACTGGTAACAATTTGATTAATTTGGGAGTTAATTTTACTAATGGTCTTGCTAATCCAGACATAAATAAATCATCTGGAGATATTATCTA